AATTTTCAGGAGCAGGAACTTATATTGCTGGTTCTGGATTAGCATTTACAGGAAATACGATTGATATCGTATTACAAACATCTGGTGGTCTAGAAATAGTTTCTGACGAATTAGGATTAAAATCTACAACTGCTGGAAATGGTTTAACTTTCTCATCTGGTGTTCTTAATATAGGTGGAACTACAGATCGTATTACAGTTAATAATGATTCAATTGATATTGCTTCAACTTATGCTGGACAAAATACAATTACAACATTAGGAACAATTGCTTCAGGTACATGGCAAGGTACTACAATCGGCACAATTTATGGTGGTACAGGAAATACATCATATTCAATTGGTGACTTATTAGTTGGTGCTGCAGACAATGCTTTAAATAAATTATCAATTGGTACAACTGGAAAAGTATTACAATCAAATGGAACGACTTTAGTGTATGGTGATGTGGACGGAGGAACATACGCATAATTGATATAATATCTTAGATTATATAATCTACTAACAAATAGGAGACAAGTATGGCTAAGAAGAAACAAGAAACTGTTTCAGATATTATTGATAGAATAGAAGAAGATTTGATGACTCTTCGTGATAAAGTTGAAGAACTTGAAAATCACGAGTGCGAGGAGGACGAAGATGACTCAGAAGAAGATACCGACTGGGATGAAGATTCTGACTCTACTAGCACTGAGGAAGATGAAGAATAAACAAAATAAAAAAAAGAAAAAATAAGGAAACTAACTGATGGCGACAATAATTAAATTAAAAGGTTCAGCAACTCCGAATCTTGCGCCATCAGTTAATGATTTAAGTTATAAAGAAGTTGCTTTAAATTACGCAGACGGAAGATTATATTACAAAAACGCTGCAGGACAAATAGCATATTTTAGTGCTGGTGCTACAGCAGGTGGTCAAGAAGGACAAGATGACGATCTATTTAATCAATTAGCGTTTGCAATTAAATTTGGTGCATTCCCTTTAGCTGATTATGGTAATATAACTGACCCAACAAGTGATGCTTTTGGACAAGTAGTTTTATTTACTTACGATAATATGGCAACAGAGGGATTAAGAATTATTGACAACGAAGGATTAGTATAAAATGCCAACACAATTACAATTACGAAGAGGGACAACAAACCAACATAACACATTTACAGGTGTTGTTGGTGAAGTCACAATTAATACTACAAAGAAAACAGCAGTCGTACATGATGGATCAACAGCAGGTGGTCTTGAATTACTTCGTGCTGATATGTCAAACGTATTCGCTTCAGCAACTCCAACAATAACTTCTTTAAACACATCAGGTGACGTATCTGTAGGTGGTAATTTAACTGTCACTGGTACAACTACATTTAATGGTGGCACTATCACTATGGGTGATGCTGACACTGATAACGTTGTATTTGGTGCTGATGTAAATTCAAATATATTACCAAATACTGATAACACATACGCATTAGGTAGTTCATCTAAAAAATGGTCAGACGTTAGATCAGTTTTATTAACTACAACAGGTGATGCTACAATCGGTGGTGATGTAGCTATCAATGGTGGCGATCTAACAACTTCTCAAACAACTTTCAATTTATTAAATACAACAGCAACTACACTTAATGTGGGTGGTGCTTCTACTGCAACTGCAATTGGTGCAGCAACTGGAACTACTACTATTAAAGCAGATTTAACAGTTGATGGTGATGTTCAAGTCAAAGGTGGTGATTTAACTACTAACCAAACTACATTTAATTTATTAAATACAACAGCAACTACTTTAAACGTAGGTGGTGCAGCCACAACATTAGAAATTGGTGCTGCCACTGGTACAACTAACATCAATAACAACTTAGACGTAGATGGCGATGTTAATATTGATGGTGGTGACTTAACAGTATCAACTACTACATTTAATCTTGCTAATACAAATGCCACAACATTGAACGTTGGTGGTGCTGCTACATCTTTAAATCTTGGTGCTAATTCTGGTACAACAACAGTAAATAATAATTTAACAGTCACAGGAGATTTAACTGTAAGTGGAAATACAACTACACTTAACACTGAAACATTAGAAGTAGAAGATAAAAATATTATAATTGCTAAAGTTGCATCACCTACAGACACAACAGCTGATGGTGCTGGTATTACAATTAAAGGTGCGACAGATAAAACATTTAATTGGGTAGATGCTACTGATGCATTTACATCAAGCGAACATATTGAAACTGCTGCAGGAAAAACATTAGCATTAAGTGGTTCAAGTTCAGGTAAAACAACATTAAACGTTTCAGCTGCTGCTTCAGGAACTTTAACACTTCCAGCTGCAACTGATACATTAGTTGGTCGTGCTACATCTGATACACTTACAAATAAATCTATTTCTTTAACAACGAATACAATTACAGGAACAACTGCTGAATTTAACACTGCATTATCTGATGATAATTTTGTCACATTAACTGGAACAGAAACATTAACAAATAAGACATTAACGACTCCTGTAATATCTTCTGTTTCTAATAGTGGGACAATAACTATTCCTACAGGAACGGATACTTTAGTTGGTCGTGCAACTACAGACACATTAACAAATAAGACATTAACGACTCCAGTTATATCTTCTATTTCTAACAGTGGAACATTAACTTTACCTACTTCTACAGATACTTTAGTTGGTAGAGCAACTACAGACACTTTAACGAATAAATCAGTTTCACTAACTACAAATACTATTACTGGTACATTAGCAGAATTTAATACTGCATTATCAGATGATAATTTCGTTTCATTAACTGGAACAGAAACATTAACAAATAAGACTTTAACATCTCCTGTAATTGGTTCGATTGTAAATACTGGAACTTTAACATTGCCTACTTCAACTGACACATTAGTTGGAAGAGCAACTACAGACACTTTAACAAATAAGACTTTAACATCTCCAGTAATATCTTCTATTACAAATACTGGAACATTAACATTACCTACATCTACCGATACNTTAGTTGGTNGNGCNACNACAGATACNNTAACGAATAAGTCAATTTCATTAACAACAAATACGATTAGTGGAACAACTGCAGAATTTAATACAGCATTGAGTGATGATAATTTTGCCACATTAGCTGGAACAGAAACATTAACGAATAAAACATTAACTACACCAGTAATTTCATCAATCACTAACACTGGAACATTGACATTACCTACTTCTACAGATACATTAGTTGGTAGAGCAACAACAGATACATTAACGAATAAAACATTAACATCTCCTAAAATTGGAACTAGCGTTCTAGATACAAATGGAAATAGTTTATTATTATTAACAGCAACAACTTCAGCAGTAAATCAATTAACACTTGCAAATGCTGCAACAACAAATAGACCTACTATTTCTGCTACAGGTAGTGATACAAATATTGGAATTAGTATTACACCAAAAGGAACTGGAACAATTGTTGTAGGAAATTCAATTGTACCATCAGGTGATAGCACAATGGACTTAGGAACATCTGCTGCTAAATTTAGACACTTATATCTGGATGGTTCATCATTCTTTATGGGAACAACAAAAATTACAATGCATAATAATGGATATTTTGTATTTAATAGTAATTCAGCTAATAGTTATCCAGAAGGAAGTAATGTGTCTGTTGCAACTGCAACAAATGGAATTGCCGCAACTAATGGCACTGCTGCAGCATTCGCTATTGCCCTTGGAGGTTAATTATGCCTGTCTCTACAAGAGAAGGACTTAAAGATTACGCACTAAGAAAACTTGGTGCACCAGTTGTAGAAATTAACGTTGATGATGGTCAATTAGAAGATCGTCTTGATGAAGCATTAGAATATTTCAATATAAATCATTGGGATGGTTCTGAGCGTACTTATGTTTCACACTTAGTCACAAATCAAAATATTAGTGATAAGTATATTCCTGTTGCTGATATAGTTTATGGTGTGAATAGAGTGTTCCCTATATATGCAGGGTCATCAACTAGTAAAAATATATTTGATTTACAATATCAATTAAGATTAAATGATTTGTATGATTTAACATCTACTTCAGTTGTTTATTATACAACAGTAATGAATCATTTACAATTACTTGATACAATATTAAATGGTCAACCTATGTTTCGTTTTAATCGTTTAACAAACAGATTAAATATAGATATTAAATGGGGAACTGCAGTAAAAGCAGGTGACTATATTATATACGATGGATATAAAGCAATAGATCCTGCTTCATTTACTAAAATGTACAATGAGCCATGGTTGAAATCTTATACCACTGCTCTTTTTAAAGCACAGTGGGGAACTAATTTAAAAAAGTTTTCAGGATTAGAACTTCCTGGAGGTGTGACACTTGATGGTGATAAACTATATGCTGAAGCAAAAGAAGAAATTAAAGAATTAGAAGACATATTAGTTGGAAAGAATGCACCATTAGAATTTTCAGTAGGATAAACAAATGTCTAGAAATGTTTATTTTACACAAGGAACTGCTAATGAGCAAAACCTAATAGAAGATTTAATTATAGAATCTTTAGGAATTTATGCTCAAACAGTTTATTACATACCAAGAAAATATGTAAATAAAGATCAAATTCTTGGTGAAGATACATTAAGTACATTTAATTATGCTTACCCAGTTGAAATGTATTTTGAAAATGTAAAAGATTATGATGGAGCAGGCTCTTTCGTAAGTAAATTTGGTTTAATGATTGAATCATCAGCTACATTAGTTGTAGCAAGAAGAAGATGGAATCAATTAGTTGGTCAATATGGTAATACTATTTTAACAAATCGTCCAGTTGAAGGAGATTTAATTTATTTTCCTTTAACTAAAAGTTTATTTGAAATAAGATTTGTAAAAGATAAAGATCCTTTTTATCAATTAGGAAAACTTTATACTTATAAATTACAAGTTGAATTATTTCAATATTCTTCTGAAAAAATTGATACAGGTGTACCTGAGATTGATGTATTTGAACCATTAAAAACATTCAATACTGATCCTGCACGTAATGAAGTAATGTATGTAAATAGTATTACATTTACAAATCTTGGTGCAGGTTATGTATCAGCACCAACATTAACATTTACTGGTGGAACTCCACTTACAAATGCTACAGCTACTTGTACTATATTAGATGGTAAAATAAATAGTGCTACAATTACGAATGTAGGAAATGGATTTAAGAGTGTACCTACAATTACAATAAGTGCACCAGCAGCTGGAGGAACTCAAGCTGTTGCTACTTGTACTTTAAATATGAATATTGATAAGCAAGGTGGCTTTGGTGATAACGTTTCGGTTAAAGTTGAA